GAAATGATCCTAATTCAAGAATTAGACAGGCAAGAAGAAGATGGAAGTGTTAATGAAAGCGACAGAAGTTTTAAAATTATTGGAAAAACATGAAGAATCTTGTGACAAAAGATATGCTGAAATCCAAGATCATTTAAAAAAATTAGATAATAGATTATGGATGATTGTTAGTTTAATTATTGTAGCATCTGGATTGGAGCAGTTATTATAATGGTTATGGGTAGATCTCAAATGAGTAAACAAATATCCAAACCTTTTGGGAAAAAAAAGAAAAATAAAAAAATTGTGAAGGTGAAAAAAAATGCCAAAAGACGCTTGTTACAGAAAAGTTAAAGCTCGCTACAGAGTTTTCCCAAGTGCGTATGCTTCAGGAGCTATCGCAAAATGCCGTAAGGTAGGTGCAGCAAATTACGGAAACAAGACAAAGAAAAAAGCTGAAGGCGGTGTTGTAGAGTTAAAAAATGGTGGTAATGTTACTAAACAAAAGCGTAAAAGACCTGCTAAAAATAAAAACATAGCTCGTGGTTGTGGTATCGTTATGAGTAATAGACGTAAAGTTACAAAGTATAGATAATGGCTGTAAGAAAAACAAAATCTGGATTAGCTCTTAAACGATGGTTTAAAGAAGATTGGAAGGATGTTAAAACTGGAAAACCTTGTGGTCGAAGAAAAGGAGAAAAAAGAGGCACTCCTTATTGTAGACCTAGCAAAAGGATTAGTTCTAAAACTCCTAAGACTAGATCAGAGATGACAGCATCAGAAAAAAGAAGTAGAATAAGTCAAAAGAATAGAATAGGACAGCCCGCAGGTAAACCAAGAAGAGTTAAATCTCTTAGGAGAAAAAAGAAATGACAACATCTAGCTCAACAGATTTTGAACTTGACGTAGCTGAGTATATTGAAGAAGCATTTGAGAGATGTGGATTGGAGCTTCGTACTGGATATGATCTTCAAACAGCTAAAAGATCTTTAAATATAATGTTAGCAGAATGGGCTAACAGAGGTTTAAATCAATGGACAATAGAACAAAGAACACAAGCATTAACAGCTAGTGACTCAGATTATTCATTAGGAACAGATGTTATTGACATATTATCTGCTGTTGTTCGTAGGAGTGGCACAGATTTTAGTATGACTAGAGTAAGTAGAGACACATATTTAGCTATTCCAACTAAAACAACTACTGGTAGACCAACTCAATTTTTTCTTGATAGACAGATAACACCTAATTTAAAGATTTGGCCCAGCCCTGAAAACAGTACAGATGTTATTCATTATGATGCTTTGACTAGAATACAAGATGCTGATGGTGCAACGAATACAATGGAAATACCTTTTAGATTTTATCCTTGTTTAACTGCTGGACTAGCATATTATATATCTATGAAAAAAGCTCCTGATAGAATACAGTTATTAAAAACAGTATATGAAGAAGAGTTTGAAAGAGCTATGGGTGAAGATAGAGATAGATCAAGTTTTACTGTAACACCACAACTTAACTATTATAAGGTGGGATAATGGGAGCTTTTGCATCTGGTAAACATGCTTTTGGACTATCAGATCGTTCTGGATTTAGATATAGAATTAAAGATATGCGTAAAGAATGGAATGGTTCTTTAGTCGGTAAAGATGAGTATGAAGAAAAACATCCCCAGTTAACACCTCCAAGAGTACCTACTGATCCAGAAGCTATAAGAAATGCAAGACCAGATAGAACAGAAACTGCTGTTCCTAACATATTACCTTTAAATGCTTTTACTGTTACAGCATCTTCAACAACAATAAGTGTTAATGAACCTAATCACGGGAGATCATCAGACGATACTGTTAGATTTAGAGATGTAACTTCCATAGGTAATATACTTGGTTCAGTTATAATATCTGCAAGTGGGTTTACGATTACTAAAACAGATGATAATAATTATACATTTAATAGTGGTTCTACTTCGACCATAACACAAAAGGGAGGTGGTGGCATTGCATCAGCAGGACCTGTCACTATAACAAATTAATGAGTTTTACGTTAGCAACATTAAAAACAGCAATACAAGATTACACAGATAATAGTGAAACATCTTTTGTTACTAACCTGCCTAACTTTATAAAAGGCGCAGAAGAAAAAATATTTAAAAGTGTTGATTTAGATTATTTTAGAAAAAATGTAACAAGTGCTTTTACATCTTCTGATCCGTATTTAACTGTTCCTTCAGATTATTTAGCATCTTTTTCATTACAGATAACAACGTCTGGTTCAGAAAAATTCTTGTTACAAAAAGATGTTAATTTTATAAGAGAATACACTCCTGCTTCATCAACTACAGGTGTTCCTAAATATTATTCAAGATTCGATGTTGATAATTTTATTGTTTCTCCAACACCAAACAGTAATTATGCGTTAGAATTACATTATTATTATAGACCAGCTAGTATAACTGCTGGAGCTGATAGTGGCACAACTTGGATAAGCACAAACGCACCTTTTGCTTTACTTTACGGATCACTTATAGAAGCGTATTATTATATGAAAGGTGAACCTGATGTTTTAGCTCAATATGAGAAAAATTACGTTTTTTACATAGAAAGATTAAAAGATTTAGGCGAGGCAAGAGAAAATACAGATGGATATAAAGTTGGTCTACCATCAAGACCGAGAACATAGGAGTATAAAATGGCAACAGCAAATGCGTCAACCAATTATCTTGAGAGAAGAATATTACATTATATATTCAAGAATAACTCTCTAAGTTTTTCATCTCCTGGAGATAGTATCTATGTAGGACTTGCAACAGCAGTAAGTGCCGCAGAAACAGGTTCTGTCACAGAAGCAAACTTTACAAACTACGCAAGACAACAAGTAGCAGCATCTGGTTGGACAACCATAGGTGCAGACTCAACAGATACACAAACTGCAACTAATGCAGCGAATATTGAGTTTCCAGCATCAGGTGGAACAAACAATACAATAACACATGTAATTATTGCAGATGCTTCAAGTAGTGGTAATATATTATTTGTGGGAGCTTTGGATGCTAGTAAGGCTATAGCTTCTGGAGATATTTTTAGAATTAATGCAGGGAATCTTACTATAGAGTTGAAATAATGGCATTAGTAATATCAGACAGAGTAAAGGAAACCACAACCACAACGGGTACTGGCACATATACTTTAGGCGGTGCTGTTACTGGCTTTGAGACTTTTACTGCTAATTTAAGTAACTCTGATACCACATATTATGCTTGTTCCGATGGTACAGACTTCGAGGTTGGTTTAGGTACATTTACATCTTCTGGTACTACGTTAGCTAGAACAGCTATCTTAGCTAGTTCTAATTCTAATAATGCAGTTAGCTGGAGTTCTGGAACAAGAACAATATTTTGTACGTTACCTGCAGCCAAAACAGTATTTTTAGATGCTAGTGGTAATGCAACACTAGGTGCAGATTTATCAGTTGGTGATGATCTAACTGTGAATGGTGGTGTTATAGATGTTAAAAACACTGGAGCGCAATCTGTCGTTAGATTTTATTGTGAATCTAGTAATGCTCACTATACCGAAATAAAAGCAGCTCCTCACTCTGCTTATTCTGGCAATGCAACTCTTGTCCTTCCATCTTCAGATGACACTATTGTGGGTAGAGCCACTACAGATACTTTAACAAATAAAACTATTGATGCTTCTCAGTTATCTGGATCTGTAGCCAATGCAAGATTAGATGCTGATTTACAAGCACTTGCTGGACTAACCTCTGCTGCAGATAAAGGTATACAGTTCACTGGTTCGGGTGCCGCTGCAACATATGACTTAACTGCGGCTGGAAAAGCATTATTAGATGACGCAAATGCAGCAGCACAAAGATCAACATTAGGATTAGGAACGGCTTCTACACTTGCTGTAGGTATATCAAATACTAATGTAGCACAGTTTACATCTGGTGTGGCAGACGATGATTTTTTAAGAATAGATGGAACATCTGTTGAAGGCAGAAGTGCTGCTGAAGTTTTGTCGGATATTGGTGGGCAGGCATCATTAACATTTGGTATATCAAACACAAATGCAGTTAAGATAGATCA